AACCTGGTTTTGTTACAAACAACCTACGAATTTCAGGCCCAAGGGTTGCTTTGCCACTTGGCAAGTTAGCAATGATCTTGTGAGTTTGTCTAAAGGTAGGTGTACCTACGTTAAACACATCACCATGAATACGCCCCTTCTTGTCAACATACTCAAACCAACCTTTCATAATAGAGTGACGAGACCTCAAAGTATAGTACTCCATTAGAGCCTGGCCTACATCTCCAAGTCCTTCCAAGGAACTGTCTGAGAGCTTTGGCGAGACTTTGATGAACTGTCCGTTAATCTTTTTCCAGTTCCACTCGTCCGGTTTCCATCCAAGACTATCAAGATACCTCTTAACAGTATCAGTGTTGCCGATATCGCCAGTAATAAACTCAATTCGGTTAAACTCTCCCCAGACAGGGCAAGTATCAACAGTGACGCCATCATCAAGCTGAAACCAATTACGCATCCATGCAAGCGGTTTTCCAACCTTTGTAAACTTAGGTGATTTCGGGTCATTGTCTACTTTCTTTACTCTTGCAAGTAACTTAGGGTTAATGAAGTTCTCAATGTCCTTCATTTTATACTCTACGTGTTGAACTAACGCCTTTGCTGCTGCTAAGTCAAACTGCCAGCCACCCTGACATTGTTCAACCATGATACGGTCCATCTCCATTTCTAAGCGAAGTGCTTTTAAGATCTTCTTGGAACCAGCTGCAGCAGCATACTTTTTTGTTTCTTCAATGAGATACTTGTAAACACGAGTACCTAGCCGCACGTCTTGCTTCATGTACTCAAACATATCTTCGTTAAACTCTTCCCAACCGCCAGTGTAGTCTCCTTTTTGATCCCCAAAGAAGTTTCCCCAAAGCTTTAAGCTGTGACCAAAGCCAAAGCGACGGTAGTTAAGGACTTGAGACATTACCTTGGTACACTGGACTACTGCCTTTGGTTCCCAAGGTTTATTGTAGTACTTCTTAGAGAGAATGTTTAGCGCTGGGATGTCATACCCCAACGCATTATGTGCTACAATAACTTCTGCTCTGTCTAACAGAACAAGGAACTCTGCAAGCTCATGATCCCTAAACCAATACTCTTGCCCTGTGTCTACATCGATAGCCCCTGCACAGTGGAATTTAGATACTGTTGGTAAGAGGCCGTTAGCCTCAATGTCAATTACAAGTTTCATAAGTTTCTCCTAGATTACTTGTTAGTTTCTGTTTACTCAGTTAAGTTTCGCATTTCTTTTGCCATGTTAAACAACAAGTAGGTGAGTTGCTCTGAGTACTCATCAGAGATAGCTTCTTCGAAAAACATTGAAGCCCAGTGTTCAAGTGACTCTGCAAGGTGAGTGTAGTCTTTACCTTCCATGTCAAAGGTTACGTTGTTAAGCTCTTCAAACGTTACGTTGTTGTTCATCGTTGATCTCCACTTCTGCTTCTTTGTAAAATTCATAGGATTTGTAGGCTTGAAAAATGGCCGCTCGTCTAGGCATGTCATCAAACCGTTCGTACATTCTTGCCATACGTCGAATGTAGGCTAGCTCAACTTTCTTTAGCATTTGTATTTCCTTTAATCTCTAACAACTCTTGAACGGTTAGCTCACGAGTAACCTCGTAAACTTCTATATCTCTTATGGGGAAGATAAAGTGCATATAATCAGTAGCCCAAAGTGCTTCCCCAAGCTCTTCCTTGCTGTCACAGTAGTGAATATTCCAACCATCGTAGCCGTCATCTTTAAGTATAAGGTATTTAACTCTCACTAACTCGTTCTCCTTAAACGCATCAATATCTTCTTGGCTAATCATACTAGATCTCCATTCACAAAATCAGGCCATACTTCTTCTCGACCACCTACGTCAGTGTAATCTTCCTCGTCATAAGAGCCTAGTAGTTCGCAACCCGCTCTCCAATCTTGGAATTGGAGCTTTGCTATACGCTCCAGCAGTGCTTCCCTTATCATCTCAGGCGTAACATCTTTTGCATCGCAGTCAGTTGATCCTTTGACTGAAAACACAATATCGTAATCATGAGTATAAGTAGTCATCGTTGATATATCCTTTTTCGTCTGATTCTACTCTGTATTGTACTTCTTGGAATTCCAGTAACTTCAGATGCCTCACCCCCTAGGTGTTTCGGGATTATATGGTGTCTGCCCATTTGCTTCCCTTTCCAAGTAATCTTTTAAATACTCTGAATACCAAATTATCTTTCCAAGTTCTTGTGTCTCCGAATCCTTCGACCCTAGACGGCACAGATACTTCCAGATCTGGCCCTTGAGATGCGCCTTAACCCCCTCACTGCCAAGTATATGCTCCATCATCTGCATATACTCATATCCTGGCAATATGTCTTTATAATGCTTTGGGTTGATAATCTGATCTTGAGTACACTTATCCATTGCAGCGAAGTCCCCGTGGAAGTCTGGTGCTGCCTTATCCCCACCAAACACCTTACCCATTAAGGCAGGTATTTCATCACGGAAGCTGTCTTCTTTAGCAAGGTACTCCATATAGCCAAAGTTACCTGTTTCTGGTTCAACAATCTTCATACCATCTTCCTCTTGCTGCATAAGTTCATTCATAATACGACGCTCCACTCGGTTGTAGTTGTTTAGCATTAGCCAGTCCGCCCATTGTTTAATTGATTCTCTTGATTTCAGATACTCTGCCTTCTTACCTGCAACAGCATAGATCATAGAGCCTGGGGGTAAACTACTCCACATGTCTATTGCACCCTGAAAACTATCTGTTATAAGAGTTACTTCTCCTGTCTTGTCAAAAACCTTATATGTTGGCGTCATTGTATTCTCCTGCCTTAAGCTCCTGTACTTTCATTTTAAGTTCTGCCTTGTTAGCGAATCCCATCGCCTGAGCTGCCTTTTGTTCAGCATCATAACGACTAAAACCAGCATCATACTCTAGTATAGCGGTTCTCTCTTCAAACAGATCATCTAACTTCAAACCTTTTAGTTTTAACATTATACATACGCCTCTATAATTGGGTGTCTTCCTTGCATACTCAAAACAGCTACTGCTGCAGAGAGGATCTCTTCTTTAGTGTCAGCTAACACAAAGCTGTTGTTTTTGTAGGGATTATAAGAGACAAGGAAAGGGTTGCCAGAAGAAAGAAACCTTGCCTCTGTTAAATGCCCCACCACGAAGGCATGAACATTTTTCTTTTTGTCTTGTAAAACCTGGTCTCGTCCTGCTTGCCTTACGACAAACTTAGGTAGGGCTACTACTACTGAGTCTTTATGAGCGATAACTTTTCCGTAATCACTCGTCTCACGGGACTGAATTGAGAAGATTTTCTTGTGTAGGTTCCAGTAAACTGCTACTTTCATTTAGTATTCCACTTCTTCTTCCAATAGGGTTACTTTGTATACTTTTACGTAATCCCTGCTTCGAGCATTTCTAGCTGAGTCTAAACAAACTTTCAAGGAGGGGCTGCTGAAGTCAAGCTGATTCCCTAACCAAACTTCATAGTAAGTTTCACGTTGTTGCATGTTAGCCTCCTTTTGCGATGTTCCAGTTATACATGTCTTTACCCCCTGTGTTCCAGACAGGCCGTAGTGATCTCTCTAGTTCATAGGCTTTTTCCTTAGTAAGCCCACTGGCTAGCTGGCAGATATCCCAACCAAAGCGGTCCATCATCTTATGAACCTGGCGAACCTTCCTTACGTGGTCTTTGCTCATAGCCTCAACCAGCTCATATTCGTACCTCAACCTCACACCCTCTACACTGAGTTGAGATACACCGATATAACCTTGGTGTATGCCACGGTGCTTTTTTGGGCAAAAGATATGATAAAGGATGTATTGACCCTTATCTCGCCCGTTGCGGCCTCCTTGGTTTTCCCTATATACCTTGGTCATGTTTCCAGTCATTGCAGTCATATCTATTTTCCTTGCAATTTTGCTTCTAGGTTTTCTAAGTAGCTGTCTACGATCTCTGCGTAGCGCCACTCAAGGTCTTCCTCGACCCCATCGTTTAGTTCTATTTCTTCCTTGGCCCAACCAAGAATAGTCTCAAGAGTAAGCCCAAGTAGTTCTCTTTCAGATAGTAGTTTAGACATTAGTCGCCCTCCTTTTGTTTAATCATCTATGTCGTTATAGTTTAGAACCTCAACTAGCTGCCCTGTAAGGGGAAATAACTCCACATACCAAACGATTCGGTTAGAGTAACCTCCAATACGTCCAGATATGCACTCAACAATGTTTATCATGTCTCTCATAGAATGTGCTGACATATAAAGATGAGGTTCTCCTTCTGGTTGGTAAAATAAGGGGTCGTTAAGCATCTCTTGAGGGTCGTCTAAGTTGTCTCGGTCCATCATAAAGAACCGAAGAATTTCTAAGCCTTTATATCTCATTTGTAGTACTCCTTATAAAGAATAGTCGATAGCAGCGTCAATAGCGTCTTGAAGAGAATCGTGCACTTCAGTAGCCATAGCTGTCATAAACGGGTTTAACTTGTCTTCTGGGTTCTTGAACATGATGATGATTTTATTCTTCATGTGTGAGAACATAACTTCTGCCGCTGTTCCTTGTGCTTTAGCGTGAGGGTGGTCTCGCATGTCTGTCAAGAGTACTTCACAACGAGCAATGTCACGAAGGTCTTGACGGAAGATGCGGTTAGCTATGTTGTCTGATAGCCCGTTGTCATCCAAGCTCTGCTCATGGAAGCTAATACGGCGAGTAGGGTCAAGGCAGGGAACATCAGCTGCCTCTAGTTGTTCTGTGGCAACGTCCCGCCAACCTTTCATTTCTTTACCAGTGAAGCCAGCCATCGGGCCAGCCAGGTATACACCTCGTAGTAAGTTCATACTTCTTCCTTCTTATTTGTGATGCTTGCTGCCAAGTTCCAAGCCATTACAGCAGCGATACCAGCCATTGCTTTTTCTGAACTATCTAAGTTATCAAGCCATGCATGGAGTTCGTCCCAGTCGGCAGGAGTGTGAAAGAATCCTAACTCTGCGATTTTCATTAAAACAACTCCTCTTCTTCAAATCGAACTTTGATTACTTCGTTGTTAGCCTTTGCTATTGCGATTTCTAACATCCAGCTTGTTGCCTTAGTTAGAGGGTAGTCCTCTGATAACCCTGCTGTAATCTCCTCACGCTTACATGCAATAATGTTTTCTCTAGTCAGTATGTGGCTCTCACCCCGAAACAATACTTTGTTGTTTTTTGAAGCATTGTAGATAGTGTACTTGATGAGTTTGCCATCTGTACGGCGGTTTTTCGTGTAAATCTTATTAAAGTTTGTCATAGTGTTACCTCTTGGTTGCCGTATTTGATAATAAAAGCAGTTTATACACATGCTTAGGTGTTTCTATTAAAAGTCTAGATCGTCGTTGTCGTCCAGGGAGTCGCTAACTTGGTTATCACCAATTGTAATAACCTTCATCTCAGTCATCTCAAAGGCGTCCTCTTGTGGCTTTTGCTCATACTTCAGGAGGTTAGTCACCTGAATAGCCATCAACATGTTTGCACGACCTTCTTTACCTTGGTAAGTGTAGTCATACTGGAACAAACGAACGTTAGCAATAGAACCGTTACCAACTTCTTTTGCGTTGATTGGTGTAAGATCACCACCAACTAGTTGTACAGGGTTTTGTGCAGACCCATCCGCCTTAGTTACTTTCTTACGAACATTAACAGAGAAGTAAGGTTTACCTGTTTTCTCACACTTAACAACTTCACGAACTTTCTCGTTAAAGTCATCCAACATCGGTTGGCCACTAGCATCTTTAACAATGCGCTTTAGCGGTTTGAAGTTAATGCTTTCTTTGGCATAAGCTGCTGCTGCGGCCTTATCAGTGGTACGAAGCTGTACTTCCCAGTAGTCTGGCTTGCTAGGATCCACGTTCTTTACAGGACGCTCTGCATCAACTTTTACCCACCACAGTTCAACATTTTTTACGATAGCCATTATAGATTTCCTCTTGGTTTGTTTCTAGTATTTCGATAAGGAACATTATTGTTCTTTAGCGTCAGGTATTATTTAGTCAAGGATTTCAACGAGATCCCAGTCTTTGCCCTCATCCTCCAGATACAGCTCTGCGTAGAACTCTTCATCTGTTTGATCTGGGTTTACAATTACTTCAAGGTATTCACCTCCCGAATCTACTGCTTGGACATAAGCAAGTTCTTCTAGATCTTCAAACTTGATCTTGATAGTCTTACGCAAAAGCGAAGTCGGATTGGAGTACAGATTCGACATTTAGTGTTCCTTTCTGAGGAGATAAGTCGAGAGCGTCTAGTTGTCTTAGGATGTCTTCCAGAGGTTCTGCTTGGTATAACTCAACAAACTTCTGCCTAACGTGCAAGAACATGTGATTCATATTACCAGCATGACAACCAAAAGAGTCATGGACAACGGTTGTAGTGTAGTCCGCATCGTGGATACACATTGTTAGGTGAACAGCGTCTAGACTGTGCACTATGTTTGGTGCAGCGCCTGTCTTCTGTTTACTTTCATTAAGGGTAGTTTCTTCCCAAACCTGTAGTTGAACTTTGAGAAGCTCTTCACCGTATTTTAACTCGGTTCTCTTAGTCGTTGGTTTTCGATAAGCCTGAAACACAGGGAAGTTAGTCACAGGCGAAACCCAAGTCAAGTATACTTTCTTTTCGTTGGCTCTCTCAGCAAGAGTTTGGAACAGTCTCAGCATACGAGCGGGGCCCTTTAGCTCCTCATAGCAAGTTTGATACACGAGGGAGCCCAGGAGGGCACCCCAGAGATGCTCTTTGTCCCTTAGATAAGGGGAGATATCCCTTGTGTCCTCTATCACCTGTTGGCCCATACCGTAGGCCGTGCCACCATACCCTAGTGTCATAACGTTACGCTTCACAGTCTTACGCTGGATTTTCTTGTCCTGAATGTTTGTCCAGTAAACAGGAAAGAGTTTCTCTCGCAAGCCTCTGTTTTGATTACGCCAAGTCTGAGCTGCTTGAAACGCTAAAGCCTTTCTTTCGGACTTGTCTGGGGCTTCTTGATATTCCTTTTGAAGCTTTGTTGCTGTTTGAAACACATCATTGAACTTGTTAATAGTTTCTGGCTCTAGCTTGCTCTTTTTGTTTTCAAGGCTTTCCCAAGTCTTTTCTGCGATAAACATGTAAACATCGCCAGGAAGGTCTTGAGGAACCAAGTTAACTAAAGGAGCAACCTCATCATCTTGAGACATAGCTACAAGGTGTTGAACACCGTTATTAGAGCCATCGATATATACTGGTAAACAGCTTGGGAAGTCTTCTGGTTCGTTACCATCTCCATTCCAGTTAGAGACCATACTATGCTCATGACAAGCAGAAAGGAAGCTAAACGGTTTGTCAGCTTTCATCCAACCAGTATTTTTCATAGGGTTGTTAACATAAGACATCATGTCGTCAAAGTTATCTAGAACCCACTGAGCACGGTCATCAAGGCTAACCTTGTCATTACCCCAAACGTTAGCAGTGTGAACACACAGCCAGTAGTAACCGTTCTCCCCAAGAGGCACTGCCTCGTCTAGCATTAGGATACCCTTTGCATTGTCACTAGACTGCTCGTGTAGGAAGGCTGTGTTAGGATAGATACGACCACGGAAGTCGAGGTTATACAAGTGATAGAATGGCTTGTCTAGGTTCTTCTCTGCAAGCCTCTGGATAGCCTCTGCTTCGATGATTAACGAAGCCCGTTTAATTGGATCAATCTCCTTTGTGAACTTAAAGGGGTTTGACTCAGAATGCATACACTGCTTGTAAACTTCAAAGACAGGTTGATTAATACGCCAAGCTGTATTGTTTAGCTTATTTAGAGTATCAACAATATAACTCATGTCATTCTTCTCAAAGTACTTTAGAGCGTCTTCATAGCCTTTCTTAATAACGCTAATACCTGTTGTAGAGTGATAGGCAGAACCATCCCAAGGCGCTGCTGGTGTGTTTACAGGGAACATGTCACACTTTTCAGTGTCTACAAGATCCAGTAACTCCTTAATCGCTACCCAGTCTTTTGCGTAGATAAAGTAAGTCCGATGTTTGTCTTTCTTACCATTACGGTAGGTGTGTTTCTTACGATAGCCCAGTATCCCAAGCTCAATATAGCTAATCAGGACAAACCAGCCGCCTTGAATGTCTAGCACACTGTTTTGTTTCTGACGTAGTTTCTGTCTTAACCGTCTACCAATACTACTAGCTACTTCTACTAGGCTAGAGTTTCTTTCTAAACCCTTTAAAATGTGAGTGTACGAGAACTCTACAATGTCTTTTGCTGCCATTTCAGTTAAGAAGCTAGCTGCTTGTCTATTGTCAAGCATTCCTTGTCGATAAGTTAAATCTTCTGTTAGTTTTTCTAACACATTGTTCATAAAGTATATCCTCTTTCAGGCATTGTACAAAAGCACCCTGATATTTTCAGAATCTTGATAGTTTATGAGTTATCGCTGTCACTAATAGAAATGAAATACATAGTAAACATCATAGCAATAACACCTAAAGTCATATATAATTTCCTTGAAAAAAAAAGTTTAAAATAGAGCCCCCACCCCCGAAGGGGTGAGGGATGTTTGTTTTTAACCGTTTAATCGTGGGTTGTTCGTATCTAGTGTTTTAACCCAGTTACGAACAGAGTCCCTGCAGCAACCAAGGTCGTATGCAACCTTAGCAATGCTCTCGCCGTTAATTACACGGGAAGCAGCAACAACACGTTCAGCGTTACTCCGACCCTTATAAGGTTGTCCCTTTTTAAGAGTGTAACGAGAGTTGCTATACAGGGATGAGATGGAAGGGAAGTTACGAGTAGCCATAAGAGATCTCCTTATTTATTGGCATTACAGACCCTGTGGTCTAAAAGACCCTCCAACTTTTTAGGGCTGGAGGGCTAGTTAAACAACAGGGAGGATTCCAATGAAATCCACGGAATCCACTCATTGAATGGATTCACTGGATCTCACTGCTCCTGAAGTGTGGCTTCTTCGTCCACTTCTTCGTGATCACTCAAATGACTTACGTCAATGTAAGTGTGAGACCACTTTTCATCAATTGCTTTAACAAGGTTGCTAAAGCTAATTGACTGCAAATGTTCTTTCTGCTCTTCTTCTGTGAGCTTCTTTTTAACGGCCATTAACTGTCTCCACTTTAATGTCGCCTACGTTTTGTAGAAACTGGCTGCGAACAGCTTTAGCATAACGGTCTGCGTCAGACTTAGCTAAGAAAGACTTGTGGCAAATCAATTGCAGGTCAAGGTCGTAGATGCCTACTTTGTAAACAGTGTTCATTTGTCTTCTCCTTTAAGAAGGTATGGGGTAACGGCGTAGTCCGCAATAGCGGCTAGGAAAGGTGCAGCAAGAGCTGATAGTACAAGTACGTGTTCCATAGTGTTTTCCTTTCAGGAATTTTTAGACCACATGATAAGTGCAGAGACAAGTGCGATAGACGAAAAGAGTAGGTTTGCGAAATGAAGTTCCATAGTGTTTTCCTTTATGGGTTGTTGTGTTGATATATGTTATATCATTATAGATGCGCTAGCTTTCTCGTTTTTTATAGAACAAATGTGTTCCGACTTTACTTACATACTCTAAATCATCTGCCCAGTAAGGCCAGACATAGTCTGCATGGTAGTGGGTGGTGTCTGTTCCAGGCAAGTATGTCTCAGGCTCAGACATGATAATAGTTGCTGTCTTGTAGATTTCCTTCCATGCTTGTTTGTCTAGGTAGCTCATTTTTGTAGGGTCATCAGTTAGACCATCGTGTGTCCAGCTGAACTGTTGTTTCTGATAAACTACCTCACAAATGGTATCAGGATAACTGCTAGACTCAACTCGATTAAGAGTTACTTCAGCTACCATTTGCTGACCGATTAAAGGCTCATTACGGGCCTCAAAAAACATATTAAGTGCTAGGCACATTGTTGCGGTTATCATTTTACTTTCCTTTATATCTTTTTAGTTCTTCTTTTTGTTTTTTTGCTAATTTTTCTGTTTTTTGTTTTAAACCAATAAGTATGTCAACACCAAAAAAACCAAGCGCAGTTCCAATGTTTACACCCTCTTCAAAATGAACACCTTCGGTAAAAACAAAGGCAAGAATCCCGAAGATACCAACATAAACCGAAACGCTCCAATATTCTGATTTTGCTCCATTTGCTTTGCTAAAATAACCCATTACTATTAATCTTAACAACAGTCCGACTACCGCCGAAGTCATTACATTTTCCATTTTGGTTTCCTCTTGGATTTCCACTTGGGGTTGATGATAAATGATTTTATCATTATAGATGCCTTGTTTTTCTCACTTTTTTATGGCTACAAAGCCCGT